TAATCAAAGAAACAACTCCCAAATGTGCTTCAGGTAGATGGAGTGTAAACGATATTTACGATAATGTATCTAATGATGATTGGATAAAAAGAAGAATCTCAACAGTAGATTATATGGTAGTCGCTGGTGGTGGTGGCGGTGGTTGTTTTGGTGGCGGTGGAGGTGCTGGAGGTTATCGTGCTTCTACTTTTGGTCCAAGTCCATTAAGAGGATCGGCAATATCATCATTAAGATTTGGTTCTTATGCAGTCACAGTCGGCGCTGGTGGTGCTGGAAGTGACCAACCTCAAGTTGTTGGATCTTCAGGATCAGTTTCAACTTTCTCAACAATAACATCTGCTGGTGGTGGAGGTGGTGGATCAAATAGAGGTCCAGGTACGGCACCCCCTGCCGCTCCATTTGCAGGTGCTGCTGGTGCGAGTGGAGGTGGTGGTGCTTCTGCAGGAGATTGTACAGGTGCAGGAGGAGCTGGAAATACACCTCCGACAAGTCCAGCACAAGGTAATGCTGGTGGTAATTCTATTAATGACGCTGGAGGTGGTGGTGGAGGTGCCACAGCTGCTGGTGCAAACGCTTCGGGATCAAACGCAGGAGCTGGTGGTGCAGGAGCACCTAATAATATTTTAGTTCAAACAAGTGCTACTTCATACGCTGGTGGTGGTGGCGGTGGTGGTAGAGCTGACAATGGAAAATGTGCAGGAGCTGGTGGTGCAGGAGGTGGTGGTGCTGGATCTCCAAACGGAAGTGGTGTTGCAGGAACAGCAAATACTGGTGGTGGCGGTGGTGGTGGATCTGGATGTAATCCTTATTGTGGTGGTAATGGTGGTTCAGGTATCGTTATTGCAAGTGTGACAACTGGCGGTGATTCTTATGTGGATACATCAAGTATACCAAATGCACCTACAACTACTCCAGACGGATTTACATATATCGCAGAATTCAAAGCCTCAGGAACATTAAATTTAAAAGATAACGGATGTGGAACAGCATTTGATTACTTGGTAGTTGCTGGTGGTGGTGCAGGAGGAGTATCAACAGGTGCTGGTGGAGGTGGTGCTGGTGGATATAGAACATCATTCCCAGGTGGTAAAAAAGTAGTATTAAGTCCAGGAACCAATCCAGTCACAATAGGTGCTGGAGGTGCTGGTGGATCTCCAAGTTCTGCTAGTACTAATGGTGGTGATACAAAAATAGGCGCCATATTCAGTAATGGTGGAGGTAATGGTGGGTGGCAAAACTGTACACCTGCGAAAAATGGTTCACCAGGAGGATCTGGTGGTGGAGCAAGATATAACTGTGGCGCTTCAGGAGGTGCAGGTAATGTTCAACCTACAAATCCAAGTCAAGGTAACGCTGGTGGAGCTGGAAGTGGAGTAGGTTATACTGGTGCTGGAGGTGGCGGAGCTGCTCAGGTAGGAGTTGTTGGAGGACCAGCACCTGCAGGTGGTGGTGATGGTGGAAGAGGTATAGCAAATTCAATTCCAGGTTCAGTATTAAATGTTGCAGGTGGTGGCGGTGGCGCAGGACAACCAGGATCAGGAGGTTCTGGAACATTTGGTGGTGGAGATGGTGGTTCTGGACCAAGTAATGATGAAAACGCATCCGCAGGATCAGCCCAAACTGGTGGTGGCGGTGGAGGTGGTGATTATAACGGCACAGGATCAAATAGTAATGGTGGTTCAGGAATAGTCGTATTGAGATTGCCGACTGCCAATAAACCTGGTAACTTTGCAGTTGCCCCTGGTACAAATACAGTCGCAACTACAGGAGATTGTACAGTAGCAACGTTTAGTGTATCTGGAACGATAACATTATAGACTTATAAATAGTATAATAACAATAAGAAAAGGAAAATAACAATGGCACATTTTGCAGAATTAGAATCAAAAACTGACCCAACAGGTTTTACTTCTGATACACATTTAGTTGTGAAAAGAGTAGTAGTAGTTGGAAATGATTGTGTACCTTCAGATGAACACGCTGATGGTGAAACATGGTGTGTTAATTTCTTTGGTGGCGGAACATGGAAACAAACATCATATAATCATAACTTTAGAAAACAATATGCAGGTATAGGCATGGTCTATAATGCATCCAAAAATAAATTTTTAGTACAACAACCTTATGCCTCATGGGCATTAGATGGTAGCGATGATTGGAAAGCACCGATCACTTATCCATCAACTACGTCAGGAAGTGGTTTCATTTACATGATTACATGGAACGAAACAAAATATCAAGCTGACAACAATACAGGTTGGGAAGCAACTAAATCAAATGATGACGCAGAAACTCCAACTGTTTATAATTGGAACGGTTCAGCTTGGGCTTCTGCATAGGAGACCTTAAATGGCAAGACTTAACGGCGGTATCATTGGTAAGAAGAACGTAACTTCTTATAGTAAATGCAAGCAAACTGCCCTAACATCTACAGCAAATCATACAACTCAACCAGGAACAAGATTTGTTAAAACTCTTGTAGTAGCAGGTGGTGGTGGAGGTGGATCAGGTCCTACTCCAGCAGACGCAGGTTTTTCTGGTGGTGGAGCTGGTGGTTTAAGAAATATAAATGCAAGTGTTGGTCTAATACCAGTTTGTGGTAACACAGCTTATCCAATCACAGTAGGTGCTGGTGGAGCTGCAGGATCAGCATGGCCTGCTGGTGGTGGTGCAACTGGTTCAAATTCAGTAGCAGGTTTTTCAACAAATCCAATCACATCTAATGGTGGTGGAGGAGGTGGAGGAAGAACAAATCCAGGTAATGTCGCAAACACAAAAGGTAAAGATGGTGGATCAGGCGGCGGTGCTTCAACTTATTGTACAAGTCCAAGTGGAGGTGGGTGTGGTAACACTCCTCCAGTAAGTCCTCCTCAAGGAAATAATGGAGGAACAGCTACTTGTGCCAGAGGTGGTGCAGGAGGTGGTGGACATAGTGCTGTCGGAGGCAATGGTGGTTCTAACGCTGGTGGTGATGGTGGTGCAGGAACAGATGTAAGTCCAGATTATCCACTTGCGCCTGCAACTACATATGCTGGAGGTGGCGGCGGTGGAGCAAGAAATGGAGGTCCACCAGCTGGAACAATAGGAGCAGGTGGCGCAGGTGGTGGTGGTGCTGGGTCAAAAACTCCAAGCACAGCGACAGCAGGAACAACCAATACTGGTGGCGGCGGTGGTGGCGGCGGAACTTGTGGTGCTGGTGGTGGATCAGGTGGTGCAGGTGGCTCTGGAATTGTAATCGTAAGAGAATTAAATAAAGCAAGTGGTGTATGGAATTTAAGAAGTCAATTTAGTGCAATTAAACAAGGACTGTGGCCTGATACTACAAAATTTTTAAATACTAGTTTAGATTATTTAATAGTTGCTGGCGGAGGTGGCGGAGGAGCTATTTATGGTGGTGGAGGTGGTGCTGGTGGTTATAGAGCTACTGGTTATGGACCTTCTCCTTTAAGAGGAACAGCAATATCTGATTTAACAACAGGAAGTTATACAATTACCGTTGGCGCTGGTGGACCAACTGGTGGTAGTAATTCAAGTTTTAATTGTATAACATCAGCGGGTGGGGGTTATGGTAGGACAAACAGCCCTGGTACTGATGGTGGTTCTGGTGGTGGTGGAAGTACTAATTCTGGGCCTTGTGCTGGTTCAGGAAACACTCCTCCAACTGATCCTCCTCAAGGAAATAATGGTGGAACTGGTGGTGGTCCAAACACACAATCTGCTGGTGGAGGTGGTGGAGCTACTGCAGTTGGAGGTAGTTTTAACCCTCCTGGACCTAGTGGAGGTGGAGCAGGAGCACCAAATACAATTTTAGGTCCTGACACATCATATGCTGGAGGTGGGGCTGGTTCCGTATCTAATTGTGGTCCTTCTGATGGTTTTTCTGGAGGAGCTGGTGGAGGTGGAGATAGTAACAAAGCAGCTATTGGATGTGCTGGAGCAGCAAACACTGGCGGTGGTGGAGGCGGTGGATCTATTGCACCAGGTAACCAATTTTTTGGTGGAGCAGCAGGTGGTTCAGGTATTGTAGTCGTTAGAGGACCAAGTGCTGTTGCATTTGCTGGTAGTCCTTGTTGTGCCTTTACAGCTTCAACTCATCCAGGCGGAGATAAAATTGCTAAATTTACTGCTTCTGGTACATTAACTGTATCATTAGCGTAGTAATACGCTTTACAAAGTATTATAAATATGATATAATACACAATGATAATAAAAGAAAGTGATCTAAAATGAATTTAACAAACTATTATTGGTACTTTAAATCAGCAATCCCAGAACGTATCTGTGATGATATTGTAAAATATGGTCATCAACTTCAAGATCAAATGGCTGTGACTGGTGGTTATGGTCAAGGTAAAAATTTATCTAAAAAACAAACAAAAGATTTAAAAAAGAAAAGAAATTCTGATATTGTTTGGATGAGTGACAGATGGATATATAAAGAGATACAACCTTACATTTATAATGCAAATGCAAATGCAGGTTGGAATTTTCAATGGGATTTTAGTGAGTCCTGTCAATTTACAAAATATACTAAAGGTCAATTTTATGATTGGCATTGCGATGGTTGGGATCAACCTTATCATAGAGATGACCCAAATGATCCATCACATGGTAAGATAAGAAAGTTATCAGTAACGGTAACTTTATCAGACCCTAAAGATTATAAGGGTGGTGAACTAGAATTTGATTTTAGAAATCTTGATCCTGATAAGAAAAGAAACATACATAAATGTAAAGAGATATTACCTAAAGGTTCTTTAGTTGTATTTCCTGGTTTTGTGTGGCATAGAGTTTGTCCAGTTAAGAGTGGAGAAAGAAACAGTTTGGTTATTTGGAATTTAGGGTGGCCATATAGATAGGAGTATTATGAAGAAGAAAATGAAGAATATTAAAAAGAAAAAAACAAAGATTAAAAAAGATAAGTTAAGTTTTCCTCAACAATTAGGAAGAGATGATATGTTTAAATGTCCTATATGGTTTGCAAAAGAACCTGGTTTTGTAGATAGTTTAAATAAATCGTCTGATTCATATATTGAAACAGCAAAGAAAAATTTAAAAAAAGATATAGATAAAAGAAATAAAGAGTTTGGTGATAAAGGTGATATGGGTCATGTGTTTCACTCAACGACATTAATTGGCGATCCTAATTTTAAAGAATTACAAGATTATGTAGGTGCAACATCACACAATTTACTAGTTGAAATGGGTTATGATATAAAAGACTATACAGTATTTACAACAGAAATGTGGGTACAAGAGTTTGCTAAAAAAGGTGGTGGACATCATACTTTACATACTCATTGGAACGGTCACATATCTGGTTTTTATTTTTTAAAGGCAAGTGAAAAAACATCACTACCTCTATTTGAAGACCCTAGACCAGGCAATCTTATGAATAGTCTACCAGAAAAAGACAAATCACAAGTCACTTATGCTTCGACAGCAATAAATTATAAAGTAGAACCAGGATCAATGATATTCTTTCCTTCATATATGCCACATCAATACGTTGTTGATATGGGTTATGATCCGTTTAGATTTATACATTGGAACTGTCAGGCAATACCAAAGGCGGTGTTAAATGCCTAAAGTAAATAAAGATGTTAAAAAAGCATTTATTCAAACTATATTAGGTCATTTTTCTCCTAAAGATAAACCTGATTTTATAAAAAACTTAATTAAAAACAAAGTGAAACTGAAAGGAAAAAATGTCATTCAAAAAAAATAAATATACTGTATTAAAAAATGTAATATCTAAAGATGTGGCTGACATGGCATATTCTTACTTTTTAAATAAAAGAAAAGTTGCAAGAGTTTTGTTTGATGAAAGATATATATCACCATTTACAGAATACTTTGGAGTATGGAATGATGAACAAGTGCCAAATACTTATTCTCACTATTCAGATATATTGATGGAGACATTACTAGAGAAAGTTAAACCTACTATGGAAAAACATACAGGTTTAAAATTAAGTCCTACATATTCTTATGCAAGAATCTATAAAAACGGCGATGTCTTGGCACGTCATAAAGATAGATATTCATGTGAGATATCTACCACATTAAATCTAGGTGGCGATTCATGGCCGATCTATTTAGATCCAACAGGTAAGACAGGTCAAGCGGGTATTAAAGTTAATCTTGAACCTGGCGATATGTTAATATATTCTGGTTGCGAACTAGAACACTGGCGAGAAGAATTTAAAGGTAAAGATTGTGGTCAAGTATTTCTACACTATAATAAATCATCATCTAAAAAGGCAAAAGAAAATCTATATGACAAGAGACCTTTTTTAGGATTACCTAATTGGTTTAAAGGCGCTAAGTTACCTAAGAAATAAGACTAAATATACTCACTTATCTACCGTTCAAATTTCTTATAAATATAAGAAAGATTTAATATATAGGAATTTGACTAATGGCAACAATACAAAATATCACTATTGACCAAGACGCTGACTACACAGAAACTTTGACTATCAAAGATTCGACAGGAACAGTCGTAGATTTAACAGGAAGCACAATCACAAGTAAATTAAGAAAGACTCATTTGTCTTCTAGTGCTACTTCTTTTACAACTGCTCTCGTAAGTGCAACAGACGGCACTTGTTCAATAACATTAACAGACACAGTTACCTCAGGTCTTTCTGAAGGTAGATATGTTTGGGATCTAACTCAAACTGATTCAAGTGGTATTATCACTAGAAGAATTGAAGGAAGAGCAACAGTCACACCAAGCGTGACTAGATAGTTATGTCAACTAAACGATACATCAATAGCAACTGGCCAGGTTTACAAGAGAAAGTAAAACTTGAACAAGTAGG